AGCAGGCATGGTTCCATACGCCAAGCGTGTGTTACTGCTTGAGATGGGTGCAGGTTACGAAGGGCAGAAAGAAGCTGATGACCAGTTCTTTGACACAAGTCCAGTATAACTAAAGGAGAAGAGGTAGCTGGCTCACATGCCCAGCCTCCCTCCTCCTCAAAGTATGTGGGATTGGTTGCCCTAAGTAACCACTTATAATTATCGGAGGAGGATAATGGAAGACCATAGAGAAGCTTGTCCAAAATGCAGAGAAGCAGGTGGTGATACTAAAGGTGATAACCTAGTAGTATACCAAGATGGAGCAGCACACTGCTACGCCTGTTCACACCATGTATTTCCAGACAACAACCAAAGCACACCCAGCTACAAACCAAGGTTCAAGAAGAACGCAGAAGCAGTAAGCGAAGGTGTACACGCAGCCATAACCGACAGAAAGATATCCAAAGAAATAGCTACCAAGTACAAAGTCAAGGTAGAGTATGGAACTAACGGTCAGGTAATCAAACACCACTACCCATTCACAGATAAGTCATGTAGGATTACAGCTTGGAAGACAAGAGATGTAACTACTAAAAACTTCCACATAACTGGCAGCTTTAAAGATGTAGGTCTGTTCGGTGAATGTCTATGGGATGCAGGAGGTAAGTACCTAACTATTACAGAAGGTGAGATAGATTGTATGTCACTAGCTGAAGTGTTCAATGGTAAGTGGGCGACAGTTAGTTTACGCAATGGTGCGCAGAGTGTAGTCAAGTCACTCAAAGATTCATTCGAGTTTGTTGATTCCTTTGATAAGATAGTACTTGCCTTTGATGCGGATGAAGCAGGTAAAGATGCTATTGATAAAGCACTAGAGATATTCAGTCCAGATAAGATAAAGATAATGTCTTATCCAGATGGTTACAAAGATGTAAGTGATATGCTACAAGCAGGATTAGTTAAAGACTTAGAGAACTGTTGGTGGCGAGCTAAAACTTATATGCCTAGTGATATAATAGGTGCGACAGAAGTAAAAGATAGCTGGATAAGTAGACCGAATGTACAATCAATACCTTATCCTTGGGTGTGTCTTAATCAAAAGACTAAAGGTTTTAGATTAGGTGAGTTAGTTACATTCACATCAGGTACAGGTATGGGTAAGTCATCTGTTATCAGAGAGTTAGAACACCACCTACTTACTACTACTACAGATAAGGTAGGCATCATACATCTAGAAGAAACTACCGAGCGTACTATTGATGGCTTAGTAGGTATAGAACTATCAGTACCTTATCACCTAGATGAAGTCAGACAAAACTATCCAGAGCATCAAGCTACCGCAGCCTTTGATAAGTTATTCAAACGAGAAGATGGTGAAGAAGCATTGTCATTATATGAAGGTAAAGAACTATCAGTAGAAAAGATAGTCAGTCGTATAAGACTCATGGCTAAAGCACAGAACATTAGATGGATAATCTTAGACCACCTTAATCTTGTGATGTCAGGTGATACCAAGGTAGATGAACGTAGAAGTATAGACCAACTAATGACACAGCTTAGAGAGGTAGTAGTAGAAACCAACATAGGTTTATTTGTTATCTCTCATCTAAGTAGACAGCAAGGTGTTACCCACGAAGAAGGTGGAGAGATATCACTTACACACTTACGTGGAAGCCAAGGCATAGCGCAATTATCTAATATAGTAGTAGCACTAGAGAGAAACCAGCAACATGAGGATGACTGGATGAGGAACGTAACAAAACTAAGGGTACTTAAGAATAGGTACACAGGTGAAACAGGAGAGACAGGACATATACATTATGATAACGACACAGGTAGATTAACTGAAGTAGTAGTAGACTTAGAGGAGTTATTATTATGAAGAAAAGAGGAGCAAGAAGAGGATGAAGGTAGCATTTGACATAGAAGCTAATGGCTTAGACCCTACGCTTATACACTGTATTGCTGCCAAGGTAATTGGACAAGATGTGTCTGAGTTCTGGACACCTGATAGAGTTAAGTATTTCCCTGCTTGGTTAGTAGAGATTAATGCTGAGGTACTCGTAGGTCATAACATTATAGGCTATGATTTACCTGTTCTAGATAAGCTCCTAGGCTTTGAATGGTGGGGTGAAGTAGAAGATACCTTAGTGATGAGTCGTCTGGACAATCCAAGTAGGACAGGAGGGCATTCCTTGGCTGCGTGGGGTACTAGATTAAACTTTCCCAAGGGTGATTATAATGACTGGTCTACCTATACAGATGAGATGGGTGAGTACTGTAAGCAGGATGTTAATGTTCTTGTTAAACTACATAGACTACTCACAAGTAAACAGATATCTAAAGTAGCACTAGATATGGAACATAAGGTAGCACAGATAACTCACAAGCAAACACAGAATGGTTGGAAGTTTAACTTACGAAAAGCTACTCACCTTCTAGCCTCTATTAAAGAAGAGATGTTCATAGCAGAAGATGAAGTACGTAAGGTATTTAAACCACTACCTGTATGGGTAGAGCTTAATCATCCCGGTGATAAATGTATGAATAAAGATGGTACTCCTTCTAAGAGATACATGAATCAACTAGCTAAAGGCGCACATTGGAAAGACGATACACATACTGAATGGGGACATGATACATACCCAGAGTTTAACTTAGGTAGTAGACAACAGATAGCTAGATACCTACAGCACTTTGGCTGGACACCTAAAGAGTTTACAGAACTAGGTACAGTTATAATATCAGAAACCGTACTAGAATCTATAAAGATACCTGAAGGTAAACTCATAGCTAAGTACCTAATGTTACAGAAGCGACTGGGATTAGTCAGCGCATGGATAGATGCAGTAGATGATACAGGTAGGATACATGGCTATGTAAATACATGCGGTGCTGTAACAGGTAGGATGACACACTCCAAACCTAACCTAGCACAAGTACCTGCTAGTCACTCACCTTATGGTGAAGACTGTAGAGAATTGTTTACAGTGTCAGAAGGCTACAAGCTAGTAGGTATGGATGCCTCAGGGTTAGAACTCAGGATGCTTGCGCACTACATGGATGATGAAGACTACACTAACGAGGTTATCAATGGAGACATACACACAGCAAATCAAAGAGCTGCAAATCTTGACACTAGAGATAAAGCAAAGACATTCATCTATGCGTTCCTATACGGAGCAGGTGATGGAAAAATCGGACAGGTTGTCGGAGGAACAGCTAAGGATGGTAAACGACTTAAGGCAGATTTCCTCAAAAATACACCAGCTCTTAAGAAACTACGAACTAGAATTACTACGACTGCTGATAGTGGGTCGCTTATAGGTTTGGATGGTAGGGTATTACATGTGCGAAGCTTACACGCAGCATTGAATACCCTTCTCCAATCAGCAGGTGCTATTGTTATGAAGCGTACTGTTGTATTACTTGACCATTTTAGTCAGGTATACAAGATAGATTACAAGATAGTAGGGCAGATACATGATGAGATACAAGTAGAAGTAGAGGAAAGTAAAGCAGCTTTCTTCGGTGACTTGGCAGTTAGTTGTGTACGCAGAGCAGGTAAAGACTTTAAACTAAACTGTCCTTTGGATGGTGATTACAAGATTGGAACAACATGGAGGGAAACACACTGATGAATAATATTAATCCTAAGTACTACAACAAGGGTAAAATACAAGTTACTGATTTCATCGAAGACCAGAAGCTTAGTTTTATAGAAGGCAACATTATTAAATATACATGTAGGTATAAAGATAAGTCAGGGATACAAGATTTGAGGAAGGCTCGTTGGTATATAGATAAACTAATAGAGCTACAAATGGATATACCACTCTTGGAGGAGAATCAATGAAGAATATAAACACACTAGTAGAAGATGTGTATGGAGTACTGTCTTCTAGTAAAGCAGATAGTCATGTAGATGTAGATAAAGTAATAGAAGACTTCGGAGAATCTATGAAGTCGCTGCTTAGAGATAATGTACTCAAGGTAAGAGAAGACAAGCGTACCTTACGGATGTCTAACATAGGCAGGAAGGAGAGATTCCTGTGGTATGTACACAAAGGTATGCCTCAAGAACAAATGAAGCCTAGTACCCTTATGAAGTTTCTATACGGACATGCTACAGAAGAGTTAGTACTGGCTCTTGTTA